GGAAATGCCGACTACTAGCTTCCCGATCATGGGCGGCGAAGTTGTTATGACCGAGTACGGTATCTCCATCCCGCACTCACTGAAGTATGAAGCGATGAGCACTTTCAATGTGCCCGAGATCATCACCAAGACCCTGAAGAATGACGCGAACCGTCAGTTTGATAACTTGGCTCACGCCGCGTTTGATAGCACTATCCTCCAGGCCATTGGCGCTGCATCTGGCGCAATCGCTCTCTCTGACGATGCTACTCCCGGCGGCACTAACAGTGCTGCAATGTCCAAGGATCACATCAAGACGATCCGTGACACTATGGAAGAGCGTAACATTCCCGTTTTTGACGGCGAAGATTACGTTGGCATCATGCGTCCCAGCACAATTCGCCCCGTCGTTGACGACTTGGAAGCAGTATTCCAGTACGTTGATGAAGGCTATAAGCGCATTGTGAATGGCGAACGTGGCCGCTATGAAGGCGTCCGTTTCGTGACCCAGACTAACGTGGCTTCTGAAGCCTGGACTTCTGGTCTGTCCGACGCTGCTTACTTCTTTGGCGCTGATACCGTCACCGAGGCAATCGCGATCCCTGAAGAGCTGCGTGGCAAGATCCCTTCCGACTTCGGTCGTTCTATGGGTATTGCTTGGTACTACTTGGGCGCTTTTGCTATCACTCACGCTGATCAGACCTCTACTGAATCCAAGGCCCAGGCCCGGATCATCAAGTGGACTTCTGATGACGCAACTGCATAAGGAGCACTGATTATGCCTGCTTACGATAGCCCAATCCGCATGTCGTACAACTTCGACACCAAGACTCTTTCCTCACTGGCCCAGATCGGCCAGATGGCCGGCCCTAGTGGTCTGCGTGGAAGAATTGTTGCTGTTGCTGCTGTACTGACTACTGCGACCACTGTTGCTGCCTCTGTTGTTTCAATTGGCAACAACTCCGACGTTGATAAGTACGCTACCCTGGCTGTGCCGGTGGCTGCAATCGACACCATCCACAATGACTTCGTGTCATTGACCACCGATGACGCTCTCATTGCTGCGGATACCATCGTTACTCTGGAAACAGATGGCGGTTGTACTGCTGGCGCTGCAAGCGTTAATGTTGTAATCGACTGGTTCATCTAAGGAGAACTGATATGTCCGTACAAGACGGTCTGAGCAAAAAGGAATCGTTTAAGCCTAGCGATTCCCGTCCTCCAGTTTGTGAGAAAACTGGTCGACTGAAGTCTAGCACTACTGATAATGCGCCTTCGCGCATGGCTGATAAAAAAGCCGGAAGCAAGTAGTTCTATCCGATCGGGGGCCCTTCGGGGCTCCCTTTCTTCATTATGGAGATAAACATGTCTACACGACGAGATTATGTACCATCGCGTGAAAGGAATTTGAAGTCACGCATGGATAAGGGCGCCAGTTTAAGTGAAGGCCTCGCCGGCCGTACCGTGGTACAAAAAGACGGGGCGCGTTACCGTACCTACGTCAATGCCGACGGATCCGAGAATTTTGCCAAGAAGTATACTGGCACGCATGGCGATTATGACGGGATGAGCTATCTAGGAGATTGCTGCGATGAGTAATGGCGAAATTGGCGAAATGACGCACAGCGAGACTGCCGAGTTTAACCAAATGGCCGCTGAAGAGCGGGCCGAGGTTGAAGAGGCGAGGAAGCCAGCGCCAAAAAAGGCGAAGAAAGGCCTGGATCTATCAAAGCCTCACCAAACTATTCACGGTATGCCCGGCGTAACTCACGCCCAGGGCGGCGTAATGTATGGGCCCACAGGTAAGCCAGTAAAGACTGAGGGGTAATCAATGGATTACCTCACGTTAGTACAGGAAGTGCACCGGGAATCAGGCTCCGGCGGCACGGCCCCGACTACACTGGTTGGCGTTTCGGGTGAAAACCTGCGGCTGAAGCAGTGGGTGGGCAATGCGTACCGGCATATACTCCGCCAGTATACCGACTGGAAGTTCATGTGGGCGCAATCTACCTTTTCGACAGTTGTCGATCAGGCCATTTATAACCCGTTGGATACCGGGGGCACACTCTCGCCCAATTCGGCTATCCGAGCCTATGACCGCGAGTCATTCTTTCTCGATGGCGATCCCATTGATGTATATGACTATATAGACGTAAAGCGCGAAGTGCTGGAAACCGATAGCGGCACGCCTTACCGGGTTGTTTTAATGCCTGACGACACGCTGCGGCTGGATCCGCCTCCCGGATCTGTGCAGACTGTCCAGTTTGATTACTGGGGCGCGCTGGATTATCTGCTGGTTGATACTGATGAGCCGGTATTTCCTTTGCAGTTTCATGAGGCCATTGTGGGCAAGGCGCTGATGTATTACGCCTCCTATGAGAATGCCCCGGAGATTATGGCGCATGGAACTGAGCTCTATATGGACGTATTCGGCGCCCTGGAAGCCGATCAATTACCCGGACACCGTTATGTGCATCGCTTGGCCGAAGGCAATAAAATGGTGATCGGAGTTGAGTAACCGTAAAGCTGAATACTGGGCTCTAAAGGGCGGGCTGGATGTAGTCTCGCCCGCTATTACTATGGATCCGGGAATGATGATCGGCTGTCTGAATATGACGCCGAGCATTAATGGTGGCTATCAGCGCATTGATGGATACGAGCGTTACGACGGCCGGCCTCTGCCGAGTGCTTCGACATGGACGCATCTTGGCCTTACTACGGCGCTAACCGCTCTTGTGCCCGGCGATCCGTACATGGCGAGCGTGATATCGCTGCTAAACTTTGCCGGAATGGCAGACGGCACGACGTTTACTGACTTCATTGTGGGGGCCCCGGCCTTCACGGCGGCCGGCGATGCCCAGGTGACTAGCGGCGAGCTGGTGCTTGATGGTACCGGCGACTGGATCGCGGGCGCGCATGACGCTACATTCCGGGATGCCTTTAGCGGCGTTACCGGCACGGCCTGGACGATCGAGTACAAAATGCAGGTTGGCCAAGTTGTTGCGGCCGCTGTGCATTTGGATTACCGCGATGCTGTGGATACTGTCGGAATGCTGGTAAGCCAAGAGGCGGCCGACGAGAACAAGATTACAGTGCGGCTGGGCGATGCCACTAGCGGCTGGGAAGTTACCTTGCAGTCGACTGATACCTTTGCAGCGACAGACGTTATTGAAGTCGCGATCACGCGCAGTGGTAACGACTATCTATTACACCTCGATGGCGTATATCAGGATACTGCTGCCAGCGCCGTCACGCTGGATCTTGGCGATCTTGGCCTACGGGTTGGCGCTGCTAGAGATGGCACACTGCCCGCTACAGGCGACTTCAGGCGTATGCGTTTCACCTCCGGCGTATCACGGTATGCTGTTTCGACCAATTACACGCCTGAAGCCGGCGACTCCTATTACGAAGTGCTTGCCGTCGGCGCCAGTGTGGGCGATGTGATTAGCGGCCAGACATCCGGCGCTACTGCCGAAGTTGTGCTAGTTGGCGACGATCTGGACGCGATCTATATAAGTAAGATCACTGGTACGTTTGTGAATGGCGAGCTCCTCGACAATGACACGATCGGCCTGCTTGGCTTTGCCACGATCGGGGAAGTGCCCGCTGTCGAATACGCGCCCACCATTACCGAGGAAGAAAACGCCGGCCTGGGAGCAGAGAATACTTACCGGGAAGATATTACCCAAGTACCCGGCCTGAACGCTATACGCGGGATCTGGGAGATTGCCGATCGTGTGTACGCATTCCGGGATAATGCGGGCGAGACTGCCTGTGTTTGCCACAAGGCCAGTGCTAGCGGCTGGGATGACTCTCTCATTACTATGGCGGATTACTTTACGTTTAACTCCGGGAGCACGGCGCCCAGTATTGGCGATACCATGACCGGAGCCAGTAGTGGCGCAACTGGCGTGGTGCATAAGGTAATACTTCATAGCGGCACCTGGGCCGGCAATGATGCTGCGGGCTATCTGGTGATAACGTCGCCTTCACTGAATTTTAGTTCCGGTGAGAACGTCAATAACACCACGACGGCCTCCGCTAACGATATGACCACTACTTCTGTATCGAGCACTTTCGCCTTTCCTGTTGGCGGCCGCTATGATTTTGTAGCTGAAAACTTCTATGCGAGCGCGACTTCATTCCGGACATACGGCGCTAATGGTGTCGGCCCGGCCTTTGAGATCGACGAGAACGATATAGTCTCCCCGATCCTACTGGACACGACGGCCGGCGACTCCCCGGATGAGAATAAGCCTCACCTGATTGAGGCCTTCGATGGGGCCCTATGGCTGGCCTTTGCCGGCGGATCTGTACAGAAGAGTGTTACCGGATCGCCTTTAACGTGGAATGGCTTTCTGGGAGCGGCTGAATTCGGACTGGGCGAGGAAATTACCGGCATTAACCGTAGTGGCGGCGATGTAATGCTTGTGCGTACCCGGCGCCATACTCACGGGTTCTATAAAGACGGCTCCGGCGGATACCTGAATAAGATCATATCCGATCGGGCCGGCGGAATACTGTGGACTGAGCAGGTTATTGATACGTCGTATGCCGTTGACGACTCCGGTCTAACGAATATTAACCGGGTGGATACGTTTGGCGACTTTGCCGGCGCCACTATATCCGATCTTGTGCAGCCGCTACTGATTGCAAGGCGGGGCGATATCACTGCGTCGGGTATCATACGCGAAACGAATACCTATTTTGTGCTCTTTAGT